ATCGCCGTTCCCGAGATTGCAACCTCTACGGACGTGACTAATGTTGTCACTACCTTCAAGGTTGTTGTCGCGGATGCGGATTTCATCGCGGATGTGCTGAACAACGAGAAATAATTCACTCATTGCTTCAGCCCGATTATGGTGGTGGCTGCTTCCTCTTATTACCCTTGGCTTCCATATGGATGACCTGAGTTTAGGAGGGGTGGCTTGCAGCTAGGCTGATGTATACACAATAGACATGAAAGCTATAGAGCTCACATATCGTAGCCTGCTAGTTGATGTAGCTCGTCTCACTGGACTCTCTGAAATACGAGGGTCTATTGACGATCTGCAGTGGTGCATTAACGATGCGCCTAAACTGGAAAAGCATGTATTGGATTGCATAGAGAACGGGCTTATGCCCGAACTCGAACGCTTTCCTGTACAGCTGCAACGCCTGGTGATGAGATCCATCGTGGACCCCTTGTCACTTCGGTACTTGCGGCAGCTTTTGCTGTTCAGCTATAAAGCACTCGTCACACATGACAACACAACGACTAGAGCAACTTATGAACAGTTTGCTCTTACAAACGATCAGGTTCGGTGTTTTGGGAATTCTCTTAGTGAGAGTAGCCCTCGACTACTGGACTTGGTCAGAAAACACGTTCAGTCAGTCCTCTTCTGCGTGCGTGAAAGGGATATTATCCCTTCTCACGGACCGGGGGCTTCTAGCACACCGAAAGGTGCGCCGTGGAGCTTCTGGTCAACGCAAATAGAGCACTGTTACCCTTACGACGACTACTTCTCACTCTATATGAGTGCTGAAGCGGCGATCGGCAGGGTAGCCCCATCGGATGCGCACATTACGGCTAATCTCATAGCTGTCCCTAAGGACAGTCGTGGGCCTCGCCTCATCTGTGTTCATCCTGCTGAGTCCATATGGATCCAGCAGGGGCTGCGCGTGGAGCTAGAGAGAGCAATCTCTCTACGTAGGAGTCATCGAGGTCCGTGGCCATGTGGCCACGTACTCTTTGACGACCAGTCAGTTAATGGTCAGATAGCACTTCGTAGTAGCCTGTCTCGCAAATATGCGACGCTTGATATGAAGGAGGCCTCTGATCGTATAAGTGAAGTGCTCGTACAGATCCTCTTTGGGAGGAAGTACAAGTACTTCGGGTGTTGTCGGGCTCAGAAATACCGTATCAAGGATGCCTCTATAGGTGTCCCTGATGGCGATATACACAGCTACGCTCCAATGGGGAACGCAACTACGTTTCCTGTGCAAAGCTTAGTCTTCTGGGCCATTTGTGTGGCGTCAATGCAGAGTCGCGGGTTTCATCAACCCAACTCTGTGTTCGTCTTCGGTGATGACATCATAGTACCGACCTCCCAGGCGCCTTATATTATTGAGGCGTTGGAGTCATTCGGGTTACTCGTTAATAGGACTAAGTCCTTTTGGCGAGGTGGATTCCGTGAATCATGCGGCGTCGATGCTTTTAATGGCATAGACGTTACGCCGGTTCGTTGGAAGACTCGACTAGATGCCGGAGGCTTGTCAGGATTGCAGTCACTCTCGGACTTAGGCCTGCGCTTGCGCAGGGCTGGGTACGAAGAAGCTGCCATAACAACGTACGCT